CCGAATGGAGCGAGCGGAATTTTTTATCAAGAGTGGCAGGATGCGGCTGAATCGGGATATACACGGCACTTCTTTCCCTGGTGGTATGACCGTAGCTACGTGAAGCAGGTAAATGCGCCGCTACGGCCTTTTACGCCTGACGAGCAGGAACTAGTGATGAAGTTCGGATTGACGGATGCTCAGATTGCGTGGCGGCGGAATACTCGAAGGTTGTTGCGCGGGTTGGCAGCGCAGGAGTTCGCCGAAGATCCGGTGACGTGCTTCCAGGCGTCGAGTGATTGCGTGTTTGATCAGGACGCGGTTGATCTGATGCAAAAGTGGATGGTCGATCCGATTGACACGAAGGACAATCAACGACTGATGGTGTGGATGCCGCCAGTCCGGGCAAAGGAATACATCATTGGCGTGGATCCTGCGGGCGGAGGATCGGATGGGGATTACGCGTGCGCGGAGGTGATTGAGCGACGTGAGGCGATTCAGTGTGCGGAACTTCACGGGCACTTCACGCCGCAGGAACTGGCGCAGAAGTTAGTGGAACTCGGGCATCAATATAATGATGCGCTCATTGCCGTGGAGCGGAACAATCATGGGCATGGCGTGTTGGCTTACCTGCGCAGCATGGCCGTCTCCAATCTGTATCGCTATGAGAGCCAAGATGGATGGTTGACGTCGGCATCGACGCGCCCGGCGATGGTCGCGAATCTTGCGGCGGTGCTGGCGAGCAATCCGAAACTGTTTCGCAGCCCGCGGCTGTTGCGCGAGTTTCGGACGTTTGTGAAGTTGCCGGACGGCAGCTCGGGTGCGGCATCGGGTACGCATGACGATTGCGTAATGGCGATGGCAATCGCGATGGAGGTAAGACAACGAATTGCGGGCGAGGCTCCGCGAGAAAACGTTGGGTTTGGCAGTCTGTCATTTGGGAGTGAATAGTGGAACGGGGCAAAAACTTGGTACTGGGCGAGGAAACACGAATCGCGAAGTCTAGCATCGCATCGGGCGCGGTTCGTTTTTGACTTCGAGAAAGCACGGCTTCGGCTGTGCCTTTCTTGCATCTATGGAACGCTAAAACCTACTGGCGTTGATTACACATTTTTGCCGGCGAGTGGACCGGCACGACAGGAAACTCATGAACATCAGAGAACGGGTTCGCGACGCGATGCGCCGGATCGCGGGAGTGTCTATGGGGGAAGCTATTGCGCGGATTTCCGGGCTCAAAGCTTCTCAAGGGTTGAGTGAGACTCGGCGCACGATGGCGATGCCATCGCTTCTCAATACGTATGGGTTTTCACGCGCGGGCGCGCCGGGCTTGCGCGATTTTCTACCGAAGGCGACTCCGGCAAATCTTCGTCGATTTGCGGAGACGCCGGTAGCCCGAAAAGCGATCAACACAATCAAGGACCGGATCGCGGGGATGAAGTGGAGAGTGCAGCCTCGGCGCGGTCGATCGCTCGACACGCTGTTGGATGGCGCCGCGCGTGCGCAGATTCTTACCGAAATGTTTGAAACACCGAATCCGGACGATTCGTTCCGGTCGCTGGCGGAGCAAGTGCTGGAAGACGTCATCGTCGGGGGATTTGGCGCAATTGAATTAGATCTGGTTGCGGATTGGAACCCATCGAAATCTGCGGCGCCACATCATGGCGGGCCGCTGGCCTTATGGCCGGTCGATGGGGCAACAATCCGGATGAAGGCTGACTGGGATGGGAAGCCAGATTCTCCACGCTACGTGCAGGCAACGGGGCGCTTCGGCGTGGACAGCGACATCGTGCTAAATGACGACGAATTGATTTACATCCGGCTGAATTCACGCACGCACACTCCGTTTGGTCTGGGCAGATTGGAAGTCGCATTTGAAACGATCAACGCGTTTCTGAGCGCGCACCGGTATGCGTCCCGATTGGCCTCAAACTCGGTGGTGCAGTATGCGCTGTGGCTGCAGGATCTGAGCCCGGCTCACCATGAAAGGCTGATCCGGTGGTGGCAGGACGAGATCGAAGGAACCGGACGGGTACCGATTCTGTCAGTGGAGAGCAAGCCGGAAGTGCTGCGCTTCGGTGGCGGAACGGACGCGGATCTGCGCCTGGGCTGGCAGGAATTCTTACTTCGCATCATTGCGGATGCGTTTGATCTTCCACCGCAGTTCCTAGGAGTGGAACGAGACCTGAACCGATCGACGGCCGCCGAGATGCACGACATGGCATTCCGCCAGGCAATCGTACCGACAGCGCGATTGTTCGCCGAGCATCTGACCCGCGACGCGATCGCCAAAAAATTGGGCTGGAACGATCTGGAATTTGTCTTCACAGATCTCGACGCACGAAATGAGATGGAACAAGCACAGATCGACGAGATCCTGATCCGCAGCGGCGTGATGACGGTGAATGAAGTAAGGCGTGGGCGCGGACTGGTGGAGCTCGCGAATCAGGAGTCAGTTGTTAGTGGGCGATAGTTGGCGGGCAGGCGGTCGTTTGGCGATTGGGAGAATGGGATGAATCTGGAAGTGGAGTCGATGGCGATTGAGATGCCGGAAGTAGAGGGGCATCCGAACAGAGTGGGATTTCGTGGAGTATTGACTTTTGTTGGAGTGCCTTCGGACCGATCTCCAAGCGGCGCCAGAGGGCATCGAGTGACGATCCCAAGAAAGGTAGTCGATGATGCCATTCCATCGTTGCTGGGCATGGCGCTTGATTATGCGCCGACGTGGGACCGGCATGATGTTCGACGCAAAGTCGGGATCATCACGCGCGCAGAAGTTGTCGGTCGAACGCTTGAGGTGGGTGGGTATCTGTATGCGAAAGACTTCCCCGACATCGTTGAGGAAGTGATGCGCAGCGGAAGACGTCCAAGCGGGCAGCAGGCCGCGCAAGAGGGTGCGGCAATCGACGCGCTAGGTATGTCATATGAAGTCACTGATGTCGAGGTGATGAATTGGCAAGAAAAGGTCTGGGTGCTTACCCGGGCTACTTTCACGGGAGCTGCGATTCTGCGCCGGCAAAACGCGGCGTACCGCCAGACATGGATCGAACTGGAGTCGGTAAAAGAAGAAGCGAAGTGACGCCAACGCGCAACGATTGAGGCTGTCTGAATAAGCCGGCGCTTGCGGCGATTAGTTCCGGTTTTTGAGAGCAACATTTCAGGAGGAGAGGATATGGACGAGGTGATAGCACAGCAGATAACAGCTGCGGCGGACAGGATGGCCAGTGCGGCCGAGACGTTCGATCGTGTGCTGGAGCGACTGGACTCGCAATATCAGTCGCTGAGTTTGAAAGTCGACCGCATCGTGGCGGCGATCGAAGAAGGTGAAGACGCTGAAGATGCGGGCGATATGGAGGCTTCCGTGGGTGAACTTCAGACCCGTGTTGCGGAACTCGAGCGCACGAACACAGAGCTGCGAGCGAATGCCAGCCGGTTAGCGCGAAAGACTCTGCCAGCCTTGGTGTCGGCGGTACTTGGCAAGAATGATCTGGAGGCAGGGGAGCGGCTGGATGCCGGTGTCCTCGAAAAGTCCTTGCAGGCTCTCAGCGTGGAGCAGCGCATTGCCGTGAAAGCCGAAATGGCGAGGGCGGGCATTATCGAGTAGCTGTTGGATAGTCGCGGGTGTTTTGTTTGAGGGCACGACCTCGTCGTGTCCTTTTCTTTTTGTCGTCGAAAGAGCGCATGGAGATTCGTTGCCGTGCTGATTGGTTGAGATGTGTTCGATAGAGTCACACAAATTCATAATTCAGGAGAAAACATGAAAGCACAATTTTTGGATCTGCACTCGGCGGCCGATTTCCTTGGGCCGGGTGCGGTCGAGGTGAACCGTTATCAAAGTGAAATTACGGACATCGTGCGCCGCCGTGGCGTGTTCGGCCAACGCATCAAGCAGGTTCCAGCCACGGGACACCCGTCGCGATTTTTTGAGCAAACGGGTATTCCTGCGCCGACCGCGGCAGAAGCGTTTGTCGATCCCCGCGCCATCACCGCGATCGAGAAGACTCCGACACGAGTGGAGCGCAGTGTTCCGTTGAAAGCACTTGTTTCGCAGATAAAGTACAACCTGTTCGATCTCGAAGTCGGCGCTCAGCAAAGCCAATTCGCATTCTTACAGGCGAAAGACCTGGCCGACGCTGTAGAGGGTCTGATGCGTACGCATGATGTCGCACTGTGGAATGGCAACGACACATCGCTGAGCACCCCGACCACAACACAATACTTCGGCGCGATCGGACAGATTGCCGGCGGCGGAAATACCTACACGATTCCCGTTGGCGACAGCATTGTGGACGAACTCAAGCAGGTCATAGCGCAGATGGTTGCCAGTTCTTCGTATGAAGTACGGCCGACTGCCATTTATGCAAATCCTGTGTTGCTCGATCTGATCGACCGCGAGATGAAATCAACCTTCAACACAGTTCTGTCGACGACGGAAGTTGCCGGAGGGCTTCGGGTGAAAGCGCTTTCTACGCAGGCTGGAGACCTCCCGTTGATTCCGGAATGGAGCTTGGGCTACACCGGCACGCCAGGAAGCGGAACAGCGGTTCTGCCGTGCTACATCGTGAGTGAAGACATGATCGAGTACCACTGGCTCACAGATGCGAACCCGCGCGTCTTCCAGCTAGGCATGGCTGGCAATCTAGCGTCACAAATGGTAGTCGCCAAGTTCGGCGCGCTAGTCGTGAAAGGGGCTGCTTACGCTCATTACGAAGTGAAGGTGAACCGGTAACGGTTGCAGTTCGACGTTGCTGTAGTGGTTTGCTTTCTTTATGGGTCGCGCTACTGGCGCGGCCCTTTCTTTCAGATGCGTTCCATTCCTGGCTAGTCGCGATCGAATGTGAGGATCTCGAAATGATTTATTTACAACCATCGGAGTACGAGGCATTTGGGTTGGAAGCAACTACGCCCGCTGCCTGGGTGACGGCCGCAGGCGCGGTGATGGAGGCGCACTGCCGCCGTCCAACGCTGGCTGTTGCGCAATATTCAGAACGGGTGCGCGTCACGAGTGGTAGA